CTGCGGATTGGGTAACCAATACGAGCAAGAACCTCAAACTTGATAAGAGAGTCAATGTTCTGAGCCATTTCTCCCACGCCACGCTGGAAGGAATAGACAGGTCCAAGTGCTTCAAAGCGAGATGCTCTGCTTGCCTTGGTCAAAACTCCGTACATATTGTCAATATCAAGGGTAGGTAATTCCTTGAGAAGTTGAGTCTCAGTCAAAGGCATTGGAATAACTAACTGAGTTCCGTCAATACCTTCGATTGGTGTAATTTTACCACCAACAGGACCACCTGTAGCAGGATCTATCGCTCCAGTATAGGCACGTTCACGAATAAGGTTGTGTGCTCTAGCACGAGCGCCTGCAAATGTGTTCCAAGCCTTCTGAACATCATCAGGCTTAGTGTATCCGAACTGACGAGCAATCGTATCAAAGAGTTCTCGCTCAATTTCTTGATAGACATTGGCTCTTTGTAGGTCACTTGTAGCCGCAACATACTTGTTGAAGAGTTCATTCTTGCGCTCAACAGTAAATTTAGATAAATCTAGGTTGCGCTTGGTAGAAGCAATTTGAGACTTGATGATTTTCTTCTGAGTATCATCTACGACAACCTCTAGGTCCTTCTCAAGTTGTGCAATTTTAGACTTGTAAAGGTTCTCTTGCTTCTCAGATACACCACGAACACGGCTGAGCATATTGTCAACAGTCTGAAGTGACTGATTATCTGTAAAATCAATCCAACCTTTAGGGCGCTTATAGGCAAAACCTGTGATAATACGTAGCGGAGTGCTTGCAGCTCCTGTACGAAGGTCAATAAGCCCTTGGTTTCTAAAGGCTGCTGTTCTAAAGTCAGCGATTGCGTCGACTCGCGGAATCATATTGGGATTGATAATGGCTTCAGCGTTGAGTTTCTGGATGTTAGACGCTAACTCCTGCTCGTATTGAGCAGCCATAGCGATATTCTTCTCAAGGTTGTCACCTTGATTGACTAAATCCATTGTGTATTGACCGCTTACCTTGTCAACACCAGCGCCAAAGAACTTTGCTCCTACGATTTCATCTTGTAGGTTAGCAATATCTGCCGCTAAATCTTTATTAGTCTCAAGCAAACGTGTAGCTGCTTGAACATCACCCATTGCCCACTGGACAATATCGGTCTTCGCTGCGTGACGAGCAGCAGTATCTTCAATCTTGTTAGCCTTAGCGATAAGATCAGAGAATGCTGCAGGTGCTGCAGACTCTCGGATAGACTTGACGCGAAATAGTTCTGCGGGAGTAAGGTTATCTGTCTTCTCTACGAAGTCTTGTAGCGTTGCTTTGATACGCTCAGCACGCTTGCCTATCTTTTCTCCAGCAAGGACTGCTTTGAGTTCAGCAGTTCCTTCTACGCCATACTTAGCAGCACGAGCAACTTGTAGCGCTTTACCAGCAGCAATGGTTGGGTCAATAACAAAGCGAGCAACGACATCTGTTCCCCACGATGAGAAACGTCCGTAGGTTTGCTCACGGAAAGCCTTCTCAGCTTGGTTCTTGTCATAGATATCAAAGTCATTAGCAGCAAAAAGTAAGTGGTCCTTGATAAACTTCTCTGCGTTATCACGGCTTTTACCAAGTGTTGCAGCATTGAGAGCGTTCTCAACTAAGTCAACAGGTTGACCGACAAGGGTTCTTACAAGAGCGCGACCAGGAGATACGGTTCTTGCCTTCTCCCACGATTCTCTAATCTTTGTTGGGTTGATAGTTTTGCCATCAAATAATGGATTGCCTTCTTCGCCAAGAAGTAAACCGAATGATACCGCTTGTGCAGAAAGGTTATATGCCTTCTCCATACCAGCAAAAAGGTTTCCCCAAAAACCTGCTCCGCCTGCTGTCTTTACTTGCTCTTGACGATAGAACATATCTTGTGCTTCGGCACGATTCTTTGGCGGTACTGCTTTACCAAAGTCAGCAGGAGCTGCTAACGAGGTTGGCTTACGTGCATCATTGTAGGCTTGATTGAATGCACCCATTGTGTCAAAGGCAGAGGGATTCTTCGCTTTGAGTTTCTCGGAATAAATCCTCTGTGCAATTTCTCTATCACTCATAGAAGATTGGCCCGTAGTTGCCTTACATAGTTACGAAATGCTTGTGATGATGTCGGAGAAGCAGCAACAACTTCTAGAGCTGGAAGATAAGAAATCATTCTGTCTCGATCTTCTTGTGTATCTAGATTGTTATTGATACCTAAAACTTCTGGTCCTGCACCTGCACCCATTGGGATACCAGTGGTAATTGGTTCATCTGGACGTTGTGTTGGTGCATACAGTGGAGTTACTGGAGCGCCTGCTGCAGCAGCGCGAACATCGGATGCTCTAGCGCCACGTACATCTGGAGTTTTAGCCATAGGTGCGCCTGCTTTATTAGCGGCGTTCTCTACACCTGAACCGTATTCGGTTGATTCAAAAGACAAACCATCGGTTCTCTTGGAGAACTTGCCAGGACCTGATACGCCTGCCATTGGCCCTCTAGCCATTATTGTCCTCCATCTTCTCTAAATCTGATGTGAATTGTTCCCACACTCTGGAAACTTTTGTTTTTCTATTTGCGTTATACACTGCTAAATCTAAAATTTCTGATGCGAGCATCTCTATGGCTCGGATTATATTTACTGCAAAACCTGATATAACTACTAAGAAATCGGCGAGAGTGATAGAACGCGGTACGTAATCTTGTTCATCGTCCACGTTCTATCCTCTCAAATAACACTAAGCCTTCTTGCCTTTGCGTCCTGCTGGAGCATAGCCAAACTGAACATCTGACTTTGCTGGCTTCTTGGTATCCATTTTGCCTTTTGTTGGCTGTTGCATTGGAGCAGCAGCGCGACCACCTTTTTTATTCATATTACACCTCCCTACCCTGCAATAGATGCGAGTAACGTAGCAATGTCTGGACGAGCGCCAGCAGCAGGGGCCGCACCCATTTGTTCTGGAGTTGGCTGCGAGGCAGGAACGGGGGCCATACCTGCTGCTGGAACTTGTTCGCCCATTGGCATTTCTGGTTGTGGCTCTGGCATAAATACCTTCTCCACAATAGTCTCTAGTTGTAATCCTTTTTGACGACCTTTGATAACTTCAGCGATTCGGGAAACAATCTGAGAAGGATCTTGGCCTTGTGCAGCAAGCGCTGGGATAGCCTGGGCGTACTGAGCAACAGCAACACGGAGAGAATCACGCATCTCTTCAATGTCCACACGTTGTTCTTCTTGAGTAACATTTAACTCCATTGGGATTTCACGGCGTACATAGTCGCGGCTGACAAGTTTGTCAGAGCGCATTTGTAGCAAAGCGATAATGGCGTTGTTTGGATTCATACCAGACATAATGCCGTAGCGAACATCTACTCCGTATTCACCAGCAATAGCCTTGCTTGGTACATACTTCATATTGAACGGAGTACCGTCATCAACGCCCTTGATTTCTTTGGTCATATTGCCAAAGATTTTCTCGTCTACTTCAAAGCAGAGAGAGATAAGTTCAGTAAATAGACGTGCAAACTGTGCTTGCGCTGCACGTACTTGTGTATCAAAGCCAGCTTGGAGTGCTTGAACTCCGCGACCTGTGATGATAGAAGCATCGATATTACCGCTACGTACTTCTGGGTAGCGAGCACCAAGACGTAGTTCACGCTCTAGCACACCAGATTCTGTAAAGACTCCAGGAGGTAACTCTAGCGGTACACGGCGGATTGCTTGAGGATTAGCAGAACGCATAATCGCATCAGGGCCAAGAGCAAGTTCTTGGACATCCTGCGGAATAGCAATCGGTGCTTGGATGCTTTTCTCTGCTGCTTGAATTTGCAAGACAGCGAAACGCGCACGTGCAAGTTGTACCGCTAGAATATCATCGAATTGACCGCGTGCTTCGCCATCAAGAGATGAGCGAACAGCAACACGAGCCATACACTTGCCAGTTGGATTAGGCAAGTTAGATAGAACTAAGTTCTCACGATCTGGCAAGAAAACAATATCTTGGTCTTTGTCGTGGTAACGAACCATTGAGATATATGGACTGCCCATTGTGAATGCAGTCTTAGGCATAATCTGTGATGCAAACTCTGGGTACTGTGACGATAGAGTCTCTGCGTCAGTTTGAATTACCTGAGTCAAAGAAATCGTACGTCCAAATCTGTCAATCTCTGGATAGACTCCGAATGGATTGAGCAAACGAACGCGAGGGTTGTTTGTCTCGTAATCCATCTCTACGATTGCTGGCAGCATTCCGTAGGTGTTAAACCAGTCAGCGCCGTTATACATCTGAATCTGTAGTTCAGAACCTGAGACGTAATAGTTAGCAATGCGGGTACGAGTATCTGCAGCTTTGCGTGCAGAGTCTGAAACCATATTGGTAGCAGCGCAGTTGAAGGATGGAAGAGGTGCCATCACTTCTGCTAGGTCACGTGCGGCTACATCGACAAAGTTAGCAACAAGAGGCTTAGGGTATTCTTCTGAGAACATCGCAGGATAGACCTTGCTGATATCTCCTTGACGTACTGATAGCACGTCGCGCATACGTTGGTCGCGTGCAGCGTACTTCGTCTGAAGACGCGATACCTTAGCGACTACCTCTTTGACTGATAACAATGTGTTCTCCTAGATGAACTGTCTGTCTTTTTCGGCAAGGAGTTCATCTATGTTGATGACCTTGCGCTTGCCCTGCTCGAAGCGGGACAAAAATGGATTTCGCATATGGTGCGTGGTGTGGATGCCTTGGTTGAGCCATTCACGTACTTTGATTTCGCAGAACCAAAGTGCCATCACCATATCGGTCTTACCCTTAGTCGTAGGTGACCAAGTAATAAGTTGTTCTATTAAAGCCTTGACATTCTCTGTCTGATCTGATGGCAGATGAATGAGATTATCTCTGTGATGCTTTCCATCAGGTTGCTTGGTACCAAAGAGGGTGGACATAGATGCCACACCAAAGCCTGCATCCCACTTATTGTTACCAGTATGGTGCTCTCTTAGTACAGTTCCCTTCGATGCAAGGAATTGTCTAATTCCCTCATCTT